CCATTGAGCGTCACGAGAAAGCATATTTCCAATTAATCTTAAAGTACAATATTGAATATCTTGTGGGACATAACTCCACCCAAGTTCTCCATATATTTTATACCTTGTATGATTTCTAAATTTACCAGCATACAAAACAGTAGGGTCATTTTGGCCATCATAAATTACATCCATACCATTTCTAACAATTCTTAACGCTTTGTTTGTTGTAGATAGCTCTATATCATATCCAAAAATATTGTATGCTGGATCTTGAGTATAATCAATTACAAGTTCTCCATTTTGATATAATTTATAAATATCTACCATTCTTTGTGTTAATTCCATGGCATCAGAATTATACCCAAAGACTTCTTGGTCTCCCCAGTATTTGCCAAAAGATTGCCCAGTGTACGAATCAATTTGATATCTGGCTGCCCTCTCAGCTTGTATAATTTCTTCATGAGATACATAATTTAAATCTTGAGGTTTAGTTCCAAAATTATAATAATCTATTATTTTTGCAACTGTAGCGTATGGCGTAAAAACTTCATAAAAATCTTCCGATGTAATCTGTTTGCCATTAACTTGATAATCCCATTGAACTTTTAATACTCTATTTAAGGATGTGTAAGTTGAATCTAAATTAAATGTATACTTACTATTTACTTCGTTAAAAGTTGCGTCTCCACCTGACCCAATACTTGTTCCGTAGTTGGCATCTGATATGGATACATTAACGTCTCCATCTGCTGTGGACACCTGTCCATTTACATAAATTTCAAATTCTGCAAGTTCTGTTGTACCTCTAACTATTTGATGCAACTTACTTACCCCCTATTAACTATAAAATTCTGAGCTTCCTTTGGAGTAGCTGGACGAAATCCTATTTCTGTATCAAAAATTGATTGAGCTTCAGATTCAGACATAGCAATAAATGGATGTTCTTTTGTAAAAACATATCCCATGAGTGTTATATGATGGATTTAATCTATCCATTCTTACTAGCATAGTCTTACCCTTTTCAATTTTTGACTTCTTTTTTGGCTGTTCGTCAATTTTTACTTCCACTTGCTCGGCTTCATTGAATTTGGCATACATGTCCCATGTAACACCTTCATCTTGTAAAGCCAATATTAATGATTGTTTTGTTGCTTTTACTGGCATTTCAATTCCAAAGCTTTCTGCAATTTCTTTTAATTCATTTACTTTTAATGTGTCAAATGACATTTATTATTCCTTTCATGTCACATCTATTATACCATTTTAATATATAAGCGGGGAGATTGTGCATCCCCCCGCTTATTTTGCACCTAATAGGTTATTTAGAATGTACCACGTTCGTTTGAATCTGCGTTAGAAACGAGATCACCATGTGTTACAGAACCGAGATCACCAAAATCAGTGCCTCCGACCTTTATATTCTTTACGATAACATGTGCGTCATAATTCTCAAATGCGCAGCCTACACGGATAAATAGAGTGTACTCAATTGTATCCTTCTTTGGCTGGAAGAGACGATAGACAACAACATCACGCTTAATACCAACGATGAAATTCTGTGGGAATGTTAAGTGTAAATCACCGAACAAACCTGCAGAAGCTGAATATCCTGCGTCATCAAATGCCTTTCCTGTGGAATCACGAGTTTCATCCATAAGAGGCACGTTAATTACTGGGATACCGAAAGCAAATGGAGTGGTTGTACCTGGTCCTCCATCATTAGCAACTACGTCTCCACGGATTACGCCAGAAGCGATATCCCATGGGTTTACTGAACCAGCATTAGCTGTAAGATTATATAGATAATCTTGTACTAGGTTTGAACCTGAGAAGAAGCGAAG